AATTGGGCGAACTTTACCATGACGACCGTTTGGTGTGTATCCAAGTAAATTTTCCGTAAAATCTTGAGTGTACGAATAGTCAACCTCATACAGTTTCCCTGCAGGGTCAATCCAGTATTCACACATTAAGCACTCCAAATCTTTTGTTTGAAGGTTCTTTTGATATCCTGGTCCTATATCGAAAGATGAACGAACGGTGTCAAAAAGTCCCATACATTAATGCCTCAGACTACTTTATATATCCTTCCTCTTCTAACCACTTACGAGTCAATGGAGTGATTTCATAATCAGTCCACATAGTTCCAGCAGCGCAAGACTTAAGTGCTTTCATAGTCATACCTTCAGTTTTACCAGCCCATGTTGCCTCTGCTTCCCACGGAACAGCAGATTTGGGATAAGTTTTCTCGGCAATATCTCTCCAAATTTTTGGAACATCTTCCTCATTATGGATGATAGCAATCATAGAATTCTTGATAGAACCTGCCATACAATCTTGTGCAGCGTGCCATCCTTCGTGACGCATTACACTCATCAGTGTACCATAACGCTTGACAAGAGAAGCATTGAGGAAGAAGTTATTGCTAACAGTATGATAAACTCCACGATGACCAGGAGGGAAATACTTTTCGGGTGCAATGAATACTTTGACACCAATCTTGTCCAGTGCTTCCATCATCTCATTAAACTCTGTTCGTACAGGTTCCATCATGCCATACTTATTATAGTATTTGCCTACATCAGTAGCACTCTTGATTTCCACTACACCTTCTGTACATTCTTGCAGAATCATACATCCCATCGAATCCATGGTGTAATAACCCTTGATATTAGGTTCTGCTTTTGCTACCATGCCATGTGCTAGTCCTAAAAGAGCACCAGCAATAATCGCATCACGAATTTTACTCATTTAGTCCTCCAATAAATTGTTTACGAAACTCTTCAACTTGGTCAATAACATCTTCACTAATTGGAGGTCCAGACTGAACAATGGGAGCCAAAATAACTGCCCTACCATCAGGACGTTCAATGCGCCAAACACAACGGTTTCGGTCGCACATGTCAACAAGAAACTCCAGATATTTTTCTGCTTCTTCTTCGGTTACTCTAATGGGTTCGTTCATTTTACAGCAAAACAATAAGTAATAAGGTCGGAGTCAACATTGCCTTGGATTTTATCTACGGTTTCTGCAAAACCTTCAGAACCTTCTTTATCCCATTTCCACTGTACTTCTTTTTCATAACCTTCATTATCCATAATCGTAATCTTACGCTTAGAAAAATTTACAAAGATTTGAGCAACAGACGTATCAGACATAGAATGGACTTTTGGTACTCCTACACTATAGCACGAGGTAACCGTTCTGTCAAGTCAGTTTAAGAAAATTGACTTTCCACTAAGACGCATGACTCCTTGAGTATCTATATTGATAGCACCCTTCGCTTCAATCGTACCAACAGCACTAGCAGCGATTCTAAACAGTCCAGCAGCAACATTAAGGTTATATGCACCAGTAAGGACGCTAATGTTCATACCAGTTGCACCAGCAGTGTAAGATACGGGTCCAGATGGATTCTGTACGGTATATCTGGGGATAGTATCAGAACCACCGCTACCAGGAATCAGAACAGAATCAATAGAACCTCTAACCATGTTAAAGATGCCTGCTTTTGCAGAAATTATAGACCCACTAACCATATTAATAACATGGTTTTCTGTTACTGAGTGAAAACTAATGGCATTATTAGCAGAAATCATAACTTCACCGCCAGCATAACTCTGGTTTGCACAAGAGTTTTCATAACTAGCACCAGCAATTTTATGTGCTTGAGCGCCAAATTCAATTTCAGAACTCTGAAGGGCAAATTTAGCACCCGATACATTCATGTCAACATCAGAACCAAATCGTATGGTGTGTTTCTGTACCTTGCTTCCTTTTTTCTGTCCTTTGCTAGGAGCAACTTTAGGAGCACCTTCAGCAGAGAAGAAGAAACCTCCACCAACTTCAATGTGGCAGTTACCAGTAATCTTTAAGTAATAATCTCCCTCAACGGTGATAGGATTATTACCATCAATATGCTCACACTTATCACCATGAACCTCCACAGTAGAATTGCCAGCATATGATGTATGGTCTGCTACCAGGTTACCAGTATCTCCCTTTCCTCCAGTATTTTTCTTTTTATATGCAGCGAGTTTTTTAGTTTTTTGCTCATCCGTAAGATTTGGATTATTATTTACGTTTTGTGCAAACTGATATTGTGCATTTACGGCATTATTAATGTTTACTGAAGTTGTTGTTGTTCCACTCGCAGACTTTTTCATCGTCATTTGACAGCAA